GATAAAATTCTATTTTTAGCGTTATTTGATAACGACTTAGTGATTCCGTTGGGGTCTCACCGAAAAATATCTTACTGTCTAACTAGCAGTCACTTACTTTACGACTGCAAAGATAATGATAACTTTTTTATAACACAAATTTTTTGGTAATTTTCTTTGATATTTATACGGTTTTAAAATAAGAAAAGCGCTATAAGTAATTTAGAATCAGATAGTTATAAACTTTCTTTAGGTTTTGTTGGTTAAAGAGTGTATAAATGCTTGGATATGTGTACATGAAGTTGTAATTTTGCACTCGTCAATGTGACGATTGATGTTGAGAACTTCGATATATAAACCTGCTTCAATAGGTTCAATATATACAATCACGAAATCCCTAGGTCGGCGTCACACGACTTGGGGATTTTTATTTTCCCCGAGTTTTTTGGCAAAACATACGAGGTTTCATCAGTATCGTCCTCTTCGGTTTACCTGCCGATATATAAAACGACCCTAACTTAGAAAGATATATCCCTCTAGTCCTGCTCTGAGCGACCAACCTCAACAGGCAACGCACGAACCGAAAGGTTTCCACTGGGACGAAGAAGGCTTGCGGAATGGCTTTTCTATATCTAGGTAAGATTTTGATATTTGGTACTCTTTGAGTAGGTAAATATATAATTATATAAAACCAAATTTCAAGTCGGTCAGTCCTCGCTCCCTAGTGGTGTGCGGAAAAGGTTGGGGTGTACCCTTAAATGAAAGTCGAACTAAAAAAGATAGCTTATGAACAAGAAATTGAGATTGCTGGTGACTGCAAAGTGTCACAACAAGTGTCCTATGTGCTGTAACAACCAGTTCGATATTGAGAAGATTCCGGTTGTTGACAGATTAGACTACGATGAGATTAGTATCACTGGTGGAGAGCCTTTGTTGGCTGAATTTGGTTGTAAGACTTTTGATCTTGTTGATAGTATTAAAAATATACAGCAAACTATGGGCTTGCCGGAATCGAAGTTTTATCTTTACACTTCATACTTCGGCGGTGTAACCCTCAAAATTTGCAGCGATAACTTTGATGGAATCTGCCTTACCCCTCACAAGAAGGTGGATATTGACAAGTTCATTAATATTAATGCCAAGATGCTTGAGCTGAAGAAGCGAGGTAATACTAGTGACAACTTTAACTTCAACTGTTCCCTTCGTCTCAACCTCTTCGCAGACATGAAGGCTCTTCTGCCTAAGGACATCGACCTTTCACTATGGAAGGTGAAGGAAATGGAGTGGATAAAGGATTGTCCGGTACCCGAAGGAGAGGATTTCAGACGTATAGCCAAGTTGTTTTAGAGTTATTTCAAGGTATTCATAATAATCTCCCTTTTAGTAATCATATTACAATTGGACGAGATAAAAGATAAATTATAGGCTTATGAAGAAAATCAAATGGAAAGCTGTAGCGTTTGTGAGCTGGGTGCTCATGTCGTTCCTTGTGGTAGATGCTTGTTTTGAAGCAGTAAATAAGGCTAATACGATAGTGAACCTTATGGGTGTTTTTGGTATTAACCTTTGGATATTGATTTCAATTGCGACAAATTGTTTAACGTTCAAAAATAAGAAAGACAATGAAAAGAAAGATTAATCAGTTGTGTTTGTTTATGCTGCTCGGTTCAGCATTGTTTTCAACTACCTCTTGTAGCGAGCGTGTAGATGCTGGCTCTGAGGGTATCTTGGTCAACCTCTATGGTTCTGAGAAGGGCGTGGATGATGTGAGTCTTGTCACTGGTCGTGTGTGGTACAATCCTTTCACTGAGGAGGTGTATGAGTACCCTACCTATGTTCAGACAATCGACTATCCTGCGTTCACCATCAACGCCAAGGATGGCTCAGAGTTTACTGTGGATCCTACCGTTTCTCTGAAAATGGTAGATGGCAATGCGCCAAAGGTGTTCAAGAAATACCGCAAGGGGTTGAATGATATTGTGAATGGTACTCTGTTCAACTATGTGAAGGATGCCTTCCGCATTCAGCTGAACAAATACACAACCGACCAAATCGTCAGCAATCGTGATTTGGTGGAGAAAGCCATCGAATCTCAGCTTAGCAAGGCTCTATCCAAGGAACACTTCCATCTAGAGCAGCTTACTTCCGGCTTGAAATATCCAAGTTCGATTGTTGAAGCTGTCAACCAGAAGAATAAAGCCATTCAGGAAGCGCAGCGTGCTCTCAACGAGGTAGCCGTGAAGAAAGCAGAAGCAGAGAAAATGCTTGTGCAGGCAAAGGCTGAGCGTGAAGCGAATGAGTTGAAGACTGCTTCTCTTACTCCTGCTATCTTGCAGAAGATGTGGATTGAGAAGTGGGATGGCAAGTTGCCAGTATATGGCAATGTTCCTCAGATGATGATGGTAAAGTAAACTAATTGCCCTCTCTTCGGAGGGGGCTTTTTAATTATAGCGTATGAAAGAAGAAGATTTAAAGAAAGCTATTGAGTTGAAGAATAAACTTGATAGAAAAAGAGAACTTTTGCAGTTTGCAAATAGCTGTTATATAGATTTAAGAGTCAATCTTGAAGAAAGATCCGAAAGCGGACGTATTCTTAACATAGATTACCTTCTCGATAAGGATGTTATCAAAGGACTGAGAGCGATGGTTATCGCCAACATCGAGAAGAGAATTAATGACTTACTGGAAGAATTAGGAAAGTTGTAGGCTTATGGGAAATTTTATTTCAGAGCGTCTTATATTTGCATACTGCTGGACGCATACGACAGGTAGATGTAAGGATTGTACTTGTTGTTACACCTTCAGTAAATGTAAGAATTTCGTAAATTCTTTTAGGAAGATATTCCGCTATAGGCATTATCACAAGACAAAAGCGAAATATCCAACTACGCTTGATGAGTTCAGAAAAAGAGTTAATCGTAAAAATTTATAGCTTATGGAAGTCGAAAGATATTATTATGCAGTAGCGTCCTTCATGCGCAAGGATGGCTCAATTAGTGTTAGTTCGGTTACGAATAGTGTCAGAGGGGATGAAGAAAATATCAAGTTCTATCCTCTCATGGGTGTTATCAATAAAGTTGAAGAGCATTTTGGGGATGAAGCTGTTAGTGGAACAGTAGTCGTACAGAGCGTTATTGAGATTAGTAAACAAGACTATGATGCTTTTAATGAACGCATCGCTAAGATAAAAGAGGGTTAGCGTATGACAGAAGTAAATGAAGAGCTTGGAGCATACAACAGCTACAAGCGACACATGAGAGTGTTTGGAAAGAGCAAGGAAATCTTGCCTTTCGAGGAGTGGAAAAAGAAATTTAAAAAGTAGTATTATGGCAATAGTAAAGGTAGATTTGAGTGAGTACGATGCAATACGCAAGCGTAACTCAGAGTTGGAAGAGCAGGTCAAGGAGTTGAAGAAGTTGAATGATTCCTTGAAGCAGGGGGCAAAGGTTATTCTTCGTAAGGAGACAGTTGTTATAGAACGAACCTTTCGTAGAAGAAGTTTCTTTGATGAAATGAACAATCTTCCGCAGGGGAACGACACGATTGATGAGAACAAACGCACCATTGCGTCTTCTGAGTCCTATGTTAATTTCGAGGATGTCCGTTTGAAAGTTGAGCAGGCAATGCAGGACGAGGTAAAGCGTAGCATCTACGACAGAGACATGGAAAAACAAGCCTATGCCGACAGGAAAAATAAGCTTGACAACGAGTACAACGGAAGGAAGGCAGAACTCAAGAAGGTGTACGAACAGAAGGAAAGGGACTTGGAAGCTGCTTATCAAGACAAGGAGCGTGATTTGCGTGAAAAGTATGCCCGTATGACCGGTGACTTTGAAACCGAGAAAAATCGTGTTTTCAACAAGCTTCCGAATATTGCTTCTATGGCTACTGACTTGCGTGATGAGTTGACTAAGATTCGCTTCTTCAAGCCAAAGCTAGCCATAAAGCTAGCGAATGACATTATTAGGTATTCAAGCAAGTGGCACTAGAGTATGGACAGACATCAAAAATTATAAAGTTATGTGGGCATGAAGGTTAGGTTAGCTAAGAAACAAATGAAGAAGGCTCGTCCTTATTGGGAGAGCCAAGGTTATAAGTTCAAGCGCAAGGCTAAGATAATCCGATATTCCGTAAAGTCTTTGCTTGGTGATTATAGCACTAAATGGATATACTACTGCTTTGTGAATATGAATGGACGAATACAAAATTACTTTCCTATCCGAATGGAATCAAAAAGAAAGCGAGGTAAGTATGAGAAGAAGATTCTTTAGAGATTTTAAGGTTCGCATTCCTCGCAAGCTAAAGAAGGCTGCTAGGTATGGTATTGAAAGACGTATATATCCAACGACAGAAGAGAAGGAAACTGCCTTTGGTCATTCATTTATCTATAACGAAAGGGTTGAGTATGTAATAGTAGGAAGGCATACTAAATGGAAAGCAAGGGCACGTTTTGCTGTCATTAAAGAAGATAAGAGACGCCTTGCTTATATGTGGCATAGACAATACGACCGAATGATAACATGGTAACGAAAAAGCAGAGCCTAGTGCCCTGCTTTTTTCGTATCAGTAGGTATCATCCGACAACGCTCTTTCTATCATCCGGAATCACGCCACCGTTCTTCTTCAGGAGCATGTCACGGAGTTCCTTGACTACACCTTCCTTAACCAGCAGCTTAACCTTGGTCTCTGCCAGTTCCTTCAACAAGGCTTCGTCTGTGGGCTTATCTTCCTTAAACATCGAGCCTTCACCTCGAAGAAGCCATTCTGCAGAAATGTCTACATAGGTAGACAATATTCTGTCTACAAACTCTAGAGAAGGTTCCTTTGTACCGTTCAGATAGTTGTTTGTGGCAGCAGGTTTGCCACCTACAGCTTCCGCAAACCCTCTGTTAGACAGTCTGTAATAGTCTTTTATTTCATTGATTCTATCCCTTAACCCTTCCATATCTCTTAGTGTTTATAAATGTGTAAATAGATAAATATAATATAAAATATTGCCTACACTCTTGGTAGTTTGCCTACAATTGTGTATCTTTGCACTCGTGATTTGGTCAACGTATCTTCGTTTTCCTATCATTGAGTAGTTTACGTGTGCAAAGATAATAAAAAAGTATGGATAAAATAGTTTTTAAGCCGAAAATTTTGATAAGAAAATCAAAAATAGGCAAAATAGCAAAAACGGTTGGCTGCTGCGATGCGGCAGTCTATGCTGCAATAGCATTCAAAACTAACAGTAAGTTGGCGGTTGATATCCGTGATGTCGCAACCAACCGATATGGGGGAATCCTCGTAAAGAAGTACCCCGAACTGGTAGAAGAGCAATGATGACAGCCGTTAGGCTTTTAGATAAAAATTCTAAGCGTTATTTGTTTGCTTTCCTTCACTCTGCGTGAGCAGGGTGGAGGTTTTGAAAGAGTGGGTTCAAAGCATAATATATATATAATTTTATTTCATTCTTAAAAAATGTATTTTAGTCATTACGTTTTTCACTCTGGTTCGTGAGAATAGGAGTGATCTTGGCGCCTTAGCTCAGTGGTAGAGCGCTGCAAGGAGGTTGCAGAGGTCGGCGGTTCGATTCCGCTTGGCGCCTCCATAGTTTTGAAATATTGTTATTATATTAAATCCGAATGAAACGGTGACAAAAGAGCGGTAAAGACCAGTGGCGAAATATAGTTGTTTGCGTTGATACTTTTCAGGCGCCACGAACCATAAGGAAATGTTGCGGTCGAGCATTCTACCAACACCTTCATTTCAAATATGTAACAGTTTCTCAAACAATCCCATTGCCAGTGTTTGTGGGCATTTGTTCTTTGACATATTGGAAAAAGTTGAATATATTTGAGTTCTTATGTTAGAAATGCAACAAGCTTTAATGATGTTGATTAGCCATAATTGATATATAAAACAGATTCGAGTTGCATTTCTCAAACGGTGAGCATGGCTCTTAAATTCATGGTAGCGCATGATGCCGTATATTGCAGAATAGCTCAGTTGGTTAGAGCAAGCACGTAACAGATGTGTAAATCCTTAGCATATTCTTATCAAACCGTGCAACTAGTCGTGGGTTCGAGTCCCACTTCTGCAACTCTATTATTAGATAGTTTGTTCAACAATTTGTTTTTGTCCAGTTGCAGCGGTAACATAATGGGAAGAAATATGAGTTAATAATCTACTCCCCCTGCTCGTCCGTGAGGATAGGCAGGATTTAATCTTAACTTCAAAAACAATAGCGTATGCTGAAATTATTCTCAACACGGTCCTATCAAGATCGGGTGAACGAAATATATAAAGAACTGGAGCACAATCCGTGGTGCCCACTAAGGCACTTCGAGCTGTGTCTACGAAAAATCAATATGCTTAACTCTCGAATCAAGAATCTCTCGGCAGATATGGGAAGAGAGGAAGGCGAGTATGATACATTATAAATAATAAGGTATGGTTCTGAAAAGAAAAACTCCCCTAAAAAGGACTCCAATAAAGAAAACTCCTTGGGATAAAGCCAAGAAGAAACAAGAAAGGAAGAAGGCGAAAGCCGGACTTAGCAAGCCAGCACTCATCAAGAAGCTCGATAGGTGGTTTTCTCTCTATATACGACTTCGTGATGTAAACGATGAAGGTGTGTTTCAGTGCCCAACTTGCAGGCGTATCTTACCTTTCTCTAAAGGCGATGCAAGCCACTATTGGGGACGTATTCACATGGCAACGAGATTTGATCCGGACAACGTGACAATCGAATGTCAATATGATAACAGATTCAACAGCTCTCATCTGATATACTTGGGTAAGTATCTAGAAAAGAAACTTGGCTCAAAGAAGATGGAACTGCTAGAATGGAAACATCGCCAAGCCAAGAACTGGTCTCTGTTCGAGCTGCAAGAGCTTATAGAGTTCTACAGGAAGGAAGTTGAACGACTAAAAAAAGAGAAGCATTATGACGAATGGGCTAAGAGTCTGTAAAATTTGCGGTGAAGCTAAGCCGATAACAGATTTTTATGGTAAAATATATACTTGCAAAAGATGTGTTTGCCGTAAGAATAATCAGAAAGTAGTGAGCCGGAATTTGGAGAAGCAACCAGACCTGCAGGGTGAGGTCTGGATGGATGTTGTTGGCTTTGAAGGTTTGTATAAGGTTAGCAATATTGGGCGTGTTCGTTCAAGCAGAAGTGGTACGATTATGATTCCTCATCCTCTTAAAGATGGCTATTTGAGAATTCGTTTAAGAAAAGAAGGAAAAGACTTTTCTTTCTTAGTTCATCGTCTTGTTGCTATGGCATTCATTCCTAACCCCAACAACTACGATACGATAAATCACAAGGATTTCAATACGCAGAATAATTGTGTAGCCAATTTGGAGTGGTGTACTCAAAAGTACAATAACAAGTATAGTCGTGATGCTGGTCATTATCATTATTCGGAAAAGGCAAGGGAAGCAGCAAAGCGGAATAGAAAAATTTCTGATGAGTTAGCGGTAAAAATCTTTGAGGACTATAAGAAAGGTATGAAGCAAGCTGATTTAGCATCAAAGTATGATGTAACAAGAGCCTTTGTTTGTAGATTGGTACATGGTAGGTGCAGAACCGAGTACACCAACCAATCCTTAGAGAAAGACTTAAAGATAAAGTTTTCTGATGATGAAATAATATCAATGAATGAGTCTTTCAAGAAAGGTATTTCTTTAAAGAGTATAGCCGAAAGGTTCAACACATCAAGTACTTATGTCGGTTCTCTTGTGTTCGGAAGAACCGAACGTTCTAGAAAACTTATTGAAAAGGCTTTAATGACAACACCTAAAGTAGAAAAGCCAATCCCGCAGAAAGAACTTTATAAGGATGAAATACTAAGATTGCATTCTGAAGGGATGAGCCTTCGGAAAATCAGATTAGTTTTAGGAATTAAAGGACACAGTGTTGTGGCAGAAGTAATAAAAGAATTTAAAGATAAAAATAATGAGTAAATTAGGCACAAGAATTAATGTGGATGCAGAACTTTACTGCTTCCCGACAAAAGCGCATCCTACAGATGCAGCTTATGATCTCTTTGTTCGGCAGAGCGTTGAGGTTTATCCTCACAGCCGTTTCTTTGTTCCGCTTGGTTTCCGAATACAGCTTCCTTCCAACATGAAAATGCTGATTCAGCCAAGAAGCGGACAGTCGGGCAGGGGAATGCTACTGGAAGTATATTTCCCGAAATGGCTAGGGCATGATTACTTAGGCAAGGTAAGAGAAAACCTTGACGAGGTAGTCGGGTTGGTGGATTGCGGATATGGTGAAGAAGTTCATTCCATCGTCAAGTCGGGCAGATGGAAGTTGAAGCACCGCATCATGCGACTGCTTGGCTTCAAGTTCTATATTGCTTCTGGCTCACGCATCTGCCAAGGCGCTTTCACTTATGTCCCCGACACTAACCTGGAAGCAGGACCAGTCAACGGAACTCGCAGCGGTCTAGGCTCTACCGATTAGCTTATGGACGAGCAGTATATCATCGGTAAAATCGGAGAAATGATGCCCGATGAACACCATAAGCCGTGCGGAGTGCTTTATACAAGGTTGAAGCTGGCAATACAGCAGGACGTGTCTTCTATTCTTTCCCGTCTGTTCAAGGCAGGAAAGATAAAGTACAACAGAACGCTAAATGATATTTTAATAAACATAAACGACAATGAGCAACAAGAACATCAGACAGAACTTCTTCAATCATATCAAGAAGATACTTGATATTGTTGATAAGATGGGGGATGAAGCAAAGCACTTCCGGTGCATCGTCTTGATGGGTGACAGAAACGTTCAGAAGGCTTACTCCTTCCTTCATGCGTCACCCGAAGACCTGAAAAACCTTATCTTGAACGCCATGCGCAACAGTGACCGATTCACTTACGCTACTGCAATGGCATTCGAACAGTACGATAAGGAATTGAGAGAAAAAGAAACTATAAAAGAAAATAAAGATGAAGAAAATCCAGTTCAAGAAGCTTAGACTTCTCAACTTTTGCGGAATCCGCAATGCGGAATATGAGTTCTGTGAGAAGCTTACCATCGTGTCGGGAGGCAATGGAAAAGGTAAAAGTACGATTGCAAATTCTATCATGTACGTTCTTTTCGGTACTGATATGGCAGGAAATAAGCTCGACATCAAGACCTTCGACAAGAATCACGAGATTATCAAGGAGATTCCTCACGAAGCAGAACTTACCATGCTGGTAGATGGCGATAAAATTGTATTGAAGCGAACTCTCACCGACACTTGGAATGGAAGCGAGTGCAAGAATACCTACAAATATTATGTGGATGACGAAGTAACAACGGCAGGAGACTTCAAGAAGGTAGTAGAAGCTATTTGCCCGGATTCCGTTTTCCGTCGCATTTCTTCGGCAACAAATTTCTGTAGCCTTCCTTGGCAGAAGCAGCATGAACTGTTGGAATCACTTGCTGATAAATATACTACGCAGGATATTACGCATGGCGATGAGCGATTCGATTTCGTGGTCGAAGAACTCAAAAAGAAGTCGATTGCCGACCTTATACACCATATCAAATACAAGCGCAAGGAAGTACAGAAGCAGTTGGATGCTGTGCCTATCCGCTTGGAAGAGCTAAATAAGTCACTTCCCGAAGCGCAGGATTGGGAAGCCCTATTAACCGAGAAGGCTCAGCTCAACGAGAAGCTAGTGGATCTTGCCAACAAGATGCAGGAGATTCGCACTGGTGGTGCTGACAAGGTAAGACTTGATGGAATCCGTAAGAAGATAGAATTTGCCGAGAAGCGCAAGCGAAACATGGAGACGAGCGCCATGAATCTCGCCACCGAGCAGGCTAGAAAGCATCAGAGTGACGTGATCACATCGGACGTTGCCGTCAAGAAGGCTCAGAGCACGGTGGACGAGCTGAAACAGAAGATGAGCGGTTACAGCGAGACTGATATACACGCCAAGCAGCAGAAGGAAGAATGCGAGAAGAAGGCAGACGAAATCAACGACAAGATAGATGAAGCTACAAAACGCTCATGGGTTTGGAACGCAGAAGACGGTATCTGTCCTCATTGCGGTCAGGCTCTCCCTGCAGAAGACGTTGAGAGAATCAAGAATGAATCAGAGAAGCGCTTCAATGACAGAAAGGCTGACGATTTGAAGGCTCTTGATGAAGACTTCACCAAGCTTCAGCACACCTACACGGAGTTGAAGAATCTGCTGGAGAAGACCGATGAGGAGCGCAAGATAACTACCAATCAGTTAGTGGAAGCTCACAAGGTTCTCAAAGAAGCCGAATATCACAAGCTGGAGGTTGATGCTGAGGTTCCGGATACCTACGAGCAGATTCTTGCCAAGAAGGAAGAATATCAGCAGGTCGTGAAGGAACTTGCAGACTTGCAGGCTGAACTTGATGAGACGTCCACCTGCTCGGACGAGAACGCAGAAATGCTCATAGGATTGGAGAAGGAGCGTGAGCCTATCGGCACAAGATACAATGAGGCGCTGGAACTCCTTGCAACAAAGGAGACCTATGACCGCATATCTGCATTGATAGAAAAAGCAAAGCTGGACAAGGAATCATGTCAAAATCAGCTGGATAAACTTGATGAGCAGCTCGACCTGGCAAACGAGTACAATAAGAAGTCGTGCCAGATGCTCGAAGAGAATGTGAATGAACACTTCTCATACGTCAAGTGGTCTATGTTTACTCAGGATCTTGACGGCATCATGAAGCCATATTGTGAGTGCTATCACGATGGTGTGCCTTATAGCCGACTCAATGGAGCCGCCAAGGTGAATGCTGGAATCGACATCGCCAATACCTTCTCCAGATTTTATGGAATATCAGCACCGATGGTGCTCGATGAATGCGAGAGCGTGAATCACCCAATCTGTTCAGGCGACCAGCAGCAGATTCGGTTGAAGGTAACCACCGACGACGAGTTAAAGTTTGAATATCCATCCCTTGCGGTTATGGAATAATACTTTAGTAAATAATGTGTAATACTTTAGTAAATAAAAAATAAATTTACAATCATGGCAGAAACAGCAGTAGCAAAGCAGCCTTCACAGAAGGCGCTGGCAGTAAAGAACTTTCAGGCGGTAATGAACAACAGTTATTACCAGACCTTGTTGCAGAATACATTGAAGGAGAATAAGGGAACTTTCACAACAAGCTTGATGGAGCTTGCCACATCGGACGAAAGCCTTCTCCAGTGCAACCCGAATGCTTTGATGGCAGAAGCCCTAAAAGCAGCATCCCTGCATCTTCCGCTCAACAAGCAGTTGGGACAGTGTTATATCCTGCCTTTCAAGAATCATGGAGTATTGACTCCTACGCTGGTAGTGGGTACCAAGGGTTATCTCCAGTTGGCAATGCGAACCGGTAAGTACGAGACCATCAACTCTGATGTGGTGTACGAGGGCGAGCTGAAAGGCTATGACAAGGTGACCGGTAATCTCGACTTGTCGGGTATTCGCACATCAAATGTGCCAATCGGATACTTCGCATACATGAAGATGAAGAACGGATTTTCCAAGCTTCTCTACATGTCGCTCGATGAAGTTTGCCTTTACGCCAAGCAGTATAGCCCTACCGTCAAGTTTAAGGACGGTGTTACATCGGAAACCTTGAAGAATTTGGCATTAAAGCAGGCTGCATCGGGAGTAAGCGATGGAGTGGGCTGGTATTCCAACTTCGAGAGTATGGCGCTGAAGACCGTGCTGAGAAGACTCCTCTCCAAGTGGGGTGAGCTTTCCATCGAGAACAATGATATTCTCAACATTGACGAAGCTCCATCTGCTGAGCAGCAGCGAGACGAGGAGTTTGCCGAGGATAAGAAGGTAATCGTGGTTGATGCTGAGACAGGAGAGGCTAAGATGCCGGAAAATAGTGCCACCGACGCCATTGCACAAGCCACTGCAGAACCTCAGACCAGTAGTCATAGAAAGTTAGTCTAGTATGAAGCTAATCATTATCGGTTCTTCATCGCAAGGCAATTCGTATGCCCTTCAATCAGATTCGGGAGAAATCCTGCTGATTGAAGCTGGCGTACCCTTGAAAGAGGTGAAAAAGGCTATCGGGTACAAGACAAGCAAGGTGGTTGGGTGCATCATATCCCACGTCCATGGGGACCATGCCAAGTGCATTCCCGAATATCTGAGGGCAGGAATCAACGTTTCTTCAAACGATGAAGTAGCTAAGAAATATTTAGGAGTAGATACGATGTATGAGAACATCACTTTCCGTTTTGGAAAGTTTGGTGTAACTCCATTCGAGGTGAAGCACGATGCAAAAAACTTCGGGTATCTGATTTATGAACCATCCTATGGTACCATCTTCTTCGCTACGGATTGCTACAATCTGAATTTTGTTATCCAAGGTTGTAAAGTCTATCTTGCAGAGTGCAACTATTCTGATGCAATCCTAGACAAGGCAGTAACAGAAGGCTCAACTCCAAGAAGACAAGCGGACCGTATTCGGTTATCCCACATGAGCATGGAGCACGCCATTTCTTGGCTGCATGACTGTGACGTAGAGCACTGTGCCCGTAAAATCATTCTCATCCACGGTTCTGCCCGCCACCTCATCCCGAATGCAGCAGTAAGTAAATTCCAGCAAGTTCTAGGCGTTCCAACCTATTACGCCAAGGCAGGACTTGTAGTAAATCTAACGTAATTATAAGAATAAATATGAGCGTATACAATCTCAACAATCCAAACGACTATCTGCGTTTCTTCAAGGACATTGAAAGATACAAGGACAACAAGCAGGTTATCGAAGTAAAGAAGTTCCATCCTCAGCAATCTGACAAACAAGCCCGATACATTCACTTCATGATCAGCTATTGGGCATGGAAGAATGGGGAAACCTTCTATGATACTTTGCATAAGATTCAGCTTCATATAGCGCCAGTACCTTTCTATACCGGAGAGAAAGACAAGCAGGGCAACGATGTCTTCAAGCCATTGTCTTCCCTTACTACAGCAGAAGCAAGCAGCGTTATCCGCAACTTTCTCGACTTTGCTGGTATGAAAGGAACACCTATTCCGGAAATTGACGACAAGGTTGGCTTGGCTTACTGCAAGAAGGAACTGGAAAGTGCAGATGGTTGGGTATAATTAATTTAAACTTGAAAGCTTATGAAAACATTTAAGGAAATAATCAAAGCGGCGAAAGAATATTCTGACCAAGAACCGCTGCAAGATGCTTTCCGAGAAGGTGCACGTTATGCTGTTACTGGAAAGTATTACAAGCCTTCCGAGCTGTTTGATGAATCAAAGAAGGCTCTTACAGAAGCCGAGCCTATTTTTGAGGGATATAACGATTCCTTTGAAGATTGGTGGAACATGTATAACAAAAAGCGTGGCAAGAAGAAAGCAAAGCAGAAATGGGATAGACTCACCGTAGCTCAACAGGTCGCTTGTTTGAACGCAACTCCTAACTACGTAGCCTCCACTCCCGACCCAGTATACAGAAAAGACCCACTCACTTATCTCAATGGCGAGTGCTGGAATGACGAAATAATCCAAAAGCAGAACAATGAGCAACAACGAGCTATCAACCTCACAGCCAAGGCAGCAAGAATCCTTGGTTCCGATTATCAAGGATAAGCCGGGTTACGTTCGCCCAGTCTCCTACACAGATGCTATTACAAAGAGTAAAGCCACCTTGCTTGACATTCAGAAGCAGGGTGGGCTACGCTCTCTGGTCGGATGGGTCAAGGGCAGGCTGATAGAACTATTCACCTTCCTTGGAGTCTTCGACATCGTTACTGAGTTTCAGATACAGATGCTTGCCACAAGAATCTGCGTAAAGTATCACTATTGGACCACAACAGAACTTGACTACGCTTTCGTTCAGTTCATGGAAGGTAAGTTCGGTAAGCTCTATCAGCACAAGCATGATGAGGGCAATACTACAATCAATCCGCAAGAGATACTGGTTGCCCTCGACTCTTACGAAAAGGAGCTGCTTGCAGAGCGTGGTAGGGTGGAGGATGAACTAAAGAAGCAGGAAGAAGCCCGAAAAGCAGCCGAAGATGCAAAGAAGCCCCTCGGCGTGGAAGGCTTCAAGGCATATTGCGCCAGTAAAGGCTTGGACCCAGCAACTCATCGTATAGCATCGGTCAACATGAAGGAACATGACATTAATCAGATTCTCTACAAGACCGAGGAAGAAAGGGAAATAGCGGAAAGAAAGTTCTACCGGCAAGATAGACAATAGTAAATCATCTAAAAACGAAGAAATCATGAATGCAAATAACATCACAGTTATCACGCTGGCAGTCTTGTGGCTGGCAGCAATAGCAGTCGTAGTCTACGACCGCATCAAGTATAATAAATATTATTCAAGCCAAGGTAAGCTGATCGTCCTTCGCTTCAACGACTCTACCGCAAGAAAGGCATTGGAAGAGCAAGGTTTTAATCTATGCCAGTGCGCCTACTTCAACACAAACCGTTATCTCTTCACCACCGAAGGTGACCGTATCTGCGGTTTCACGGAAGAATGTACTCATCTTATCGAGGATGCCCTCAAGCATCATCAGGAAGTGATAGAGTGTGATAATGTCGGCATATTTATCAGCGAAGTTAAGAAACTCCAGCAGGAGTATGGAATTAACGAGGAGGGATAATTATGGAAATCATAGGCAAAAAGATAACTATTAATATTCCTATAGGAATGGAGATAGATGTTGAGAAAAGCGACTTGAAGGCTGGCGTTATAATGTTCAAAAAGAAATTAATCAATTATAACGATGTGTGGTCTACCATGATTGCGAAAGGTGATCATTCAGAAGCGATAAAGGATGGGAATAAGCTAGATGCAATATACAAGCTCATGAACATCGCTAATTATTATAACGGTGATTGGAAGCCAGACTGGAGTAATGTAAGAGAAAAGAAATACTTTATCGTAAAGACTTGCAGACCCGAACGTTTGTTAGTGGATTCTAGATTAGAAGCAGATTATGGCTGCGTCTATTTTCGAAACCAAGAAGATGCACAAGCTGTAATTGATAATCCAAATTTCAGCAGTATTCTTGATGAAATCTTTAAGAATTAATGAGGAGGGTTAGGTATGAAGGAAATCAAGAGTAAGAATGTCCAGAACTATGTCATGAACGACATGGTGTTTAAGGTTGATATACCAAGGCTTTTGAAAGAGATAGCTGAGTGTTCAAGAAGCACTCCTTATCCTGTAACTTTTACGATTTTGACACGTGTGCTTGGAATACTTGCAGAAAGGGCTATTGAAATAGATGACCCTGCGTTAAACATCATTATGATGCATCTCGGACTTTACGAAGGAGTGCATGACAAGAACGCAGGTGAGGTCATATCTAAATTACGCAAGTTGATTACTGATAATAAAAAAAGAGGAGAAGTAAGTATGATTAGAGACGATGCAAAGATAATTGTAACTTCAACTAGTGTATCACTTAAAGATAAAATGACTAGCGAAGAAATCAATGCACTTAATGAAGCTCATATCTATAGAGATTATGATTGCATTCCGCAACTAAAGTATGCAGGAAACCCTCCTTCTGGCAAGGAAAAACGCAGAATTAGGAGAATGTTAGAACTTAGAAAAAGAAAGGGTAGAATCTAATGAAAACATTTGTCTTTGATGTTATGCTCAACGGAAGATTCATCTGTACTCTCAAATACGAGTACAGTCCACTCTTCCCAGTGGATTTTGAAGATTTAGAGAAGTTCGTCCTCCAAAAGAGACCTACTTTGAGAGGAAAGGACTATAGAATTGCGTTTTGATTATGAAAGCAACAGAAGCAAAGAGAAAGTTGTGTGAGATTAGAAGCAGTCTTACAGACGATGAGCAGAAGCAAGCAATTTGGATAGCAATTAGAGCTATTGATACTTGCACTGAAAATGGATTTATTGTAGAAGATTAATATAAATGTAAGTAATATGATAACGGAGAAGATATTAAAAGAGCTTGGATTTGAAAAGCATCCAGCCCTTAACATTCCAGAATATTGGGATTTATGGTTATCTACAAATACCTATAATGAGAAAGATCATAAATTTAATAGGGTTCTTTATATTCATGTAGATTTTTATGATACTGATAATTCTTGGTATGCTAATAGAAATAACTATATTAAAGATGGTAGTTGTAATGTTAGATTAGGATTAGGTCCAGGTGGTCCTCATGATTGTTCTCATGAATTTCCTTTACTTAGGAGACTAAAAGATGCAGAGAAGTTAAAAGCCTTAATAGAAATTTTAAAAGGAGGGTAAAAAGAAGAGAATATGGACTTAGTAATTACAATATTAGGTTGGATTGCATTAGGTGTTATATCTGCTTATCTGTTAGCAATAATAGGTAAAATAATCTTTGATGCTGCAACCGCTGATTATAAGTTATACAAGCATGTAAGATTGTGTCGCAAGAGATTGCTAAGACAGCGATATGAAGATTATGCTTGGCTATTATTCCAGTTAGAGAAAGATACGGAAGTTTTCAATCTTACTCATAACACAAGAGATTGGACTTTTGAAGATTGGAGAGATTTCTATCTTAAAAAGGTAAAGGAGGATAAGTAATAAATATAATCTTCATATATGTAAATGTATTAATGATATAAAGAAATGAATTATGACTTTAATGGAATTACAGAAAGAAATTGTCTCTATGATTGCTAAGTGTGGTTCAGAAACTCTTGTTGTTAGAACTGATAGCCAGAGTTGGATAAAAGACATAAACTGCCTAAAGCACGCAAATATTGATGGTAGAGAAATGATAATCATTAGTTAAGGAGGGGGAATGATGAGCCAGTTGAACTTAAAGAAGATTGATATGGAAGAATTATTAAAGGCATTATTGGATGTATATATTCCAGTATTAAATACTAATTGCAAGAAAACGTTTGCATTCTTAGATGAATACGTTCCTCCACCTACAAGGAAGGAAAGACGTAAACGTGAAAGAGAACTTAAAAAGAAAGAAAAGCTAACGGCATATTGGGATAAGAAAGAGAATTGCATTGGGGCTTATCACCCTTTAGGGTTTATGACCCAAACAGATGCTCATTATCTCTTCGATAAGGTCTTTACTAAAGATTTTGTCAAAGAAATGACTGATAGAGGGTATGATGTAAGAACGATGAAGTTTGAAATCTCTCTTAAGCTGCCGAACTATGAGCGATTCAATGGCTTATCAAAAAAGTATTACGGAAAGGAGAAGTAGCGTATGGAGAAACGAATAATTTTAGACGAACAAGATATTAACGAATTTCATGAGGATGCAGCGATTCTACGCTGGATATACGACTTAATGACGAAAGAGTATCTTATAAGTGAGCACTCCAAAAATATGCCACGTTTTGCTAGAATAATTAATAAATTAAAACTATTATAGCGTATGAAGGTAAGATTGGCTAAAAAGATAATGAAGCAGGTCTATAAAACCCGATATTGGGCTTATAGATTTGGCTATTACCATGGCAAGAAAGATTCCGGGAAAATAGCAGGAGACCACCGCCTTATAAGGGCAATTAAACTAACAAAAAGTAGCGTATGAAACAAAGGATATTAGATATGTGTTGCGGATCTCGTATGTTTTATTTCGATAAGCAAGACCCACAGGTTCTTTTTACCGACATAAGAGAATGCCACGACACATTATGTGATGGACGTAAATTAGACGTACTACCCGACATGGTAGCCGATTGCACTAATTTGCCATTCGAAGATGAAACATTTAATATGGTAGTTTTCGACCCTCCTCATCTGTTAAAGGTAGGGCAGAACTCCTGGCTATGCAAGAAATATGGTAAGCTGCCCGAAAATTGGCAAGCATTCATCAACGATTCTATCCATGAAGGCATGAGAGTGCTGAAAACAAACGGAACACTCATTTTCAAGTGGAACGAGCAGCAGATAAAGGTTAGTGATGTACTAAAGGCAATCACCGATTACAAACCGATATTCGGACATCGTACCACTATCAAGAACCAAACTATTTGGATGGCATTCATGAAATAAGTAACCCACAATCCCCACCCAGCTATCACAGCGGAGTGGGGATTTTTTCGTCAAAGACAATTAACATAATAAATTTAAACCCTATGAAAAACTAAAAAAGTAAAATTAAATCAACTTATCTATGTATTTATCCAAATCCTTTTCATACCAAATCAGTTCGGTCCATCCTTTGCGCTTCTGTCCTTTTGGAAGTCTTCCTTCCTTGACCAACCGGTCAAAGGTAGCCCTGGAAACACGGACATAATCGCAAGCCTCAGCCTTACTGATCGGTTCATCCTTGTTGGCGATTTCGTGCAAGAACTTCAACATCATGTTATTTTGAAGCTTGTTGGTCAAGCATCGTCCACTCTGAATGCGCTCATGAAATTCCATCAGGAGCGAATCAATCATCTTGAGTTCTTCACTAATCTCAGCCATACGCTAGCATTTTTTATTATGATACCAGAAGACAAATCCAATTCCGACAACAACCACTAAGAAGAGAAAGGCGATATAGCATCTGCCCAGAGTCATTAATCTCTGCTCGCTCTTGGTAAGTGTCCGCTCACATGGCACAGGAACCTCAATAGAATCATGCCTAAAGATAGTGTCAAGCTTCACCTTATATATATTATGGTAGCGGTCCCGATAAGCAAACTTGCTAATCATAACCGTATCACCCTTCTGATAGACAAACACCGAATCCTTCAAGTATACGCTGTCCGTCTTGGCAACAGTGTCGGTTCTCACAATGTATTCCGTGTGATATTCGGGAACCTTGATGTATTCCTTCGTCTTGCAGCCAGTAAAGGCTAGCAGGATAATACCAACAACCAAGGCTACACACGCCCATTTCCAAAACCTAATATCATACCATTTCATACGCATAACTCCTTTTTCCAAATTCTTAGCCATCTTCCTCGGTCTTCCAGTCCGTTTGTTCCACCGTTCACTCTTCTTGTGATCGCCTCGAAAGCATCCTTGTCGGCAAGAGCATTCAGTTTATGCTTCATCCACCACCACATACCGCTCTTGATAGCACCAATCGGTTGCTCCAGCAATTCCGGATTCGTCATGATGTCGCCCTTGCAATATCCTGACTTCTGATAAGCCTTGTAGTTGGCTTTGCCGGTAAGGTGCAGCAAGCCGCGACCCTTGTATTTCTCACCGTCTCCAGCCTGAGTATTGCCAAGCATCTTGCCGAGTCTTCCCTGCTCATATTTCTTGAAATACTTGGAATTGCCCTTCTCTTTTAGGAATTTCAGACCGCCAGTTTCGTGACAGCATTGTGCCATAAAGTGTGCTGCTCTCAGAGGAGTATTGATTTCAAAGACATCAAGATAGATGTTGATATAATGTAGGAGAATGTCAACTTTATCAACATTTCCTACAGCATTTATCATTTGTTTCCTCGTAATCTTCATGCCTTTGCCTCCTTTTCTGCTTCCTTCATTATCTCCATAAACGCCCTAGCCAGATCTTCCTTGTTCTCTAGGAGTATACTTACTGTCTTCTCCTGCTTCCGTATCTCAGCCTTCTGCCAGCTCTTTTCCCTTACGCTCACGAACTCGCAGAACACGCAATAGCCAACCCAAATCATGGAGAAAATCGGGAAGGGGAGAACCGTACAGGCTATCAGGTCTATGCAGACCGTCACCATGAAAGGAGAGAAGTACTTCCTCGCCTTGTCGCAAGTCTTCTTGAATCCTGTACTTGTCGTAGCCAGTCCGTTCTCTTTCGCTTTCTTGATACCGAAGAACAGGTCCACGCCCATAGAAATGATAAGAGCACCCATACAGATGGCAATGATTAATGCCGACCTATACAGGTGCTCTTGCAAGAATGTATGAATTATTTCAGCCATATATCATTTATTTTTGATTAATGACTACAAAGTTACTGGGCTTCCCAATACGTTTTGCGGTGTTCCAAACTAGCTATTCATGTACCACCAGATTTTATCAGTAGGGTGGTTTGTTGACTCGTCGCAAAGGAAACTGACAGACAGTTCAGAAATCCTTTTCCTTGTCGTTTCCTTACTTTTGGACCATCTACCTACCACGTCAATGTGGTCAGCGTACATCTTATTCATCGTCACTGCAAAATCCCAGAAGTTGTAGTCAGGAATGTCCCAAGCCAGGCGATCATACTCCTTCTTCAGCTCTTCAAAGTCAAAGTAAGGCGCATACTCCTTGTGTATATCACTGTCAAAGTAGTAGATGTTCGCAATGCAGGCTCTTCCTGAGTGCTCATCGAAGTGATGTCTTCTCTCCATCCAGTACAGGAGATTACGTTGAACGATTTGCTCTTCTTCCTCTGTGAATCCGCATTCATCGTTTTGTAGCATGCGGAATGCAGATTTTGCTACGTGATAGAGCGATTTTGATAAATCCATAAGCGTATAGCATTAAAGTGAATATAATGAACACATGGTGCATTTCCAGTTGCTCTGGAGTGATGAGCCAGTGCTGATAATACAATCTGATGGCATTGATGCCCAAGAAATAGAAGAACGGAATGCGATATATCCAGCAGTATCTGAAAAAGAAACTCACGGGAATCATGGATAAAGGCATATAGATATACGCCAGCACGTAAATCCAGATGATGCAGTTTCCGTTGAAATCGGTATCTACAACTGTTGGTTTAGGGATAGTGCCCATAGTCCCATACGCCGTACCAGTGACCTAGCATCAATGGAATGGGTGCCCACTTTGCTAGAAGTTCATAGAACCTCCAAATCTTCCTACTCAATAAGCCTTCCATAACTAAGGCTTTCTCCTCTTCCGAGAGAGGTGTTTCCTGTTTTGTTCTCATTTTGTTATGATTTTATGGTTTAATTTTACTTTTTGCTAACTTTTTCTGAGATTTGCATCTCATTTTGTTGCAAAATTAAGTTTTTTCTTTCGTAATGCCATGAAAATCGGTCTAATATTAAACTTATTTAAATCTTTATACGCTTATTTGGTTAGAATCTAAATAAATTGTATATTTGCACCATCTTAACTAGCGTGTTTATGACGAAGACAAATTTCGAACTGATTGAAAGACAAAGGGATGACCTGATGAAGGCGTATCGGGCTATAGCCCCTACCTGCCATTCACAGCAGGAAGCATACGAGAAGGTGGTGAAATCGCCAGCTCCGAGATATTATGTATCTCCCAAGCAGGCGTACAGAAAGCTTGAAAAAATGGTTGTTGGTGATTTCTCAACCGTTGACAACATGAAGCCCAACAAGAGGAGAATGTATTACTCCTTGTATGATAAGCTGATGGAAATGTCACAGAAAAAAGAGTTCCTTGGGAAATCGCTCTGGTTCATCTGTCAGTTCTTGGTGAGTGAGCCGGCACCGGAATTCTTCATCAAGCCAAAGAACATGATGTTCATCTTCAATTATTGCAAAAGATATGGAAAGAGTTATAGGGAAATGGACCTTCGCAAGAAGAAACTTTCTGATCAAGCTGATTCTTAGTCTTGTCTGCTTGGCTCTATGCACGCAGCACGTAGGCTTCTATCAGGGTTGCCCGATTGAAAATCATTTCGTCTACAGCTTCTTTCATGTCAACTTATTCCATCTGCTCATCAATCTGATGGTGCTTTGGAGTATAAAGAATAAGATAGATGTAACCCTTTCGTTCGTGGCAGCAGTAGCAGCCAGCTTCCTGCCCATGTTCGTTACAGAGCCGACAATGGGACTGTCGGGGTTTCTCTTTTCTGCATTTGGCATCATGTGGGGAAAGACCGGCAGGTGGAAAGAGGCTGCCAAGAAGGCAATGCCGTTCATTCTCTTTACCATGCTGTTGAATGATGTCAATGGAACTCTACATCTATATTGCTTCTGGTTAGGATATTCTATAGGATTTCTTCGTAAAATGTTTCATAGGTTTAGTTGATTTTTAGTTATTAACTGCAAAGGCGACTGCTCATCACGAGTAGCCGCCTTCTTTTATGTTATCAACTTATGGAAGAAGAATTTTATCTTATTTTGTCTTCTCTTCTGTTCTGTACCTCAACGATGCTTCCTGCAAAGGAATCTGTTGCCTTGAAGTTCGTCAACGCATATTTGAACGTGAAGTATTTCCAAGGCTTGCCACCGAGCGAAATCAATTTGTTCCAGTGCTTGCAGTCGTTGCTTCCGTAAATCTCCATGGCAATCTTTCCGTTATCGGAATCAAACAGATGCTTCACTGCTCTGAGTGATTTCAAGTTCATGCTGCCGCCCAGCTTCAATGGTCGGGTAGTGAAGGAGCCTCTGTAGTTGTCCGTATCATCGTTGATGTCTGGCTTAGCCATGAGCGAATATACATTTCCGTTGATGTCTTGAATCAGGTTGTCGGGATAATCATTCACTACAGCCTTAGCAGTCATTCCGCTGTTCGCTATTGAGAAAGTCTTGTCTACCATATTATATATATATTGGTAGTCCTTGTCTTGTCTGAATATTCTCAGCAGGGAATCCCGATAATCGTAGGCGATAAGGCAATTTGCCAAAAACTCCAGGAACTTTCCATCACCCACGGATATGAAGTTTCTTGGTGTTCGTCCTCTCAGCTGTTCGCTCATGCACGCTACCTGACCACCACTAGAAGCCATCAATCCTCTCTTTGACGTAAAGTATACCAGTCTGTCTGTAGGCACGAATGGTGAATCTTCATTACATACTTCTCTTGAAATTGGATGGCTGGCACTATACAAGCCTTCTGAATTTACCGACATACCGTAGATACCTTCGTTCGTAAATACAATCAATGGATATTGACCAAACTGTCCTTGGCTTACCGCCTCGGTGTTGGCTGCAATGCCCAATATTCTGCCGGTGCCTACTGTATTGTCTCCCGATGCTTCAAACACAAACGGGTTGTTCACGACAGACGTAAATATCTGAGAGTTCAAATCTTCCTGAGCACCGTTATCTGTTGAAGGAATACTTATGCTTGTATCCCAACTTACATCATTTTCCAGTTTCCCGAAATGGTAAGCGCCGTTCAGACGAGGATGCTGTTGCAGCTCAAATCGGATTCCTCTCTGATGCTGTGGATCATATATGATTACCTCTGATGCATTAGGGTCAGGATAATAGAACCAACCGGTCAGCGCACATGTCCTTCCGATGCCCGCCTCTGATTCTACCCATGTTGACATGGAGTTTGCTTCAATCTTCACGTAGTATTTGTATTCGTTTCGTGGTTCACCGTCTAGAGCCGTGAAATGATTAAATCCATCGAAAGGCTTTCTCTTTGCGCCAAAAGAGTTCAGTCTGCCGTTGTATGAAAACATATTGTCAAAAACGTAGTGTGCCCAGCCGTAGTAATCATCTTTCTGCAGCTGTTCCTGTGTCTCCAGATTAGACAACACGCCATCCTTGATTTCTGCCTTCTGTGTTGTGCCGTTCAGCTTTGAAGAGTTGATTCCTATCTGCTCTATCTTGTAAAACACAGTTTTACCCAGAAGCTCTTCCCTAATATCATCTTCTGTCTTGTATTCGGGCATGATTCGCATACATGGTTCGCCCGTTGAACTATTTCTTGAATATATAGACTTCTCGTATATGTCACCACTTAGGGTGTCATGAAACGCTTTTCCGTATACTTCATCGGGATAGGAAAACTTCCAGTCTTTATCTAGCTTGAATGGTTGCACACCTTTGGTTGCAAACAGGCTGATGTTCTTTACAATATCTTCCCAATCGTCACTATTTGGTATAGAAATGGAATAGGAAAGAGTATAGCCGTACATGGTGATGCGTGCGACTTTTGAACGAAGATGCGAATTGCAGTTTGCTGCCACACATGGATAGCAGATAACCGGGTTCGAAATTCGCGCATACGTTCCATCAAACAGTTTAAGTGCTGACCTTACGAAAAACGGAAACAAGAAAATATTGTCTTCTGCTGCTTTATTGATAATGGAAGATACATGTCCTACTACAGCAGTCTGAAATAGGTTTTTGTTGTTTTCATCATCTATCGTAACGCTGTACCCCATAAATTTCTCTGTTTTCGCCGCAGGATTTGTCGTGACCGTTACTTTACTCACTGCGTTATCGCCATTGTTCTTGATGTATCTTATCTTTTCAATATAGCATACATCACCATTCGCATCATATCGAATTTCAAGTTCTTTACTGTTGACGAACCCTTCATATTTAATACTTGTGTTTGCCTCAACGTTCCCAGCGTAAAACATATAGAAATGCACTTCAGGCTTAGGCAACTCCGTTCCAAGGTTCTTGTATTTGTTACCTTTATATTTGAGGTAATGCAAGCCATCCTCTGTAGCAACAACCAGCGTATTGCCTATACTCTTGATGTCCTTTATCTTTCCAACTTCAAAACTTGCAGGAACTCCACTAGGCGGCATTTCGATTCCGTTGCTTCCTCTAACATACCAGTAGATGGTCCGGTCTTCATCGTAAGCAATGATATTCTCGTAATCTGCCATCTTGTGAACGTACATGATCTTCTGCCCCGCAATCTCACCAATCTTGACAGGATTCTGAATAGGTTTCATTTCCCCATCACGAAAGATAAAGCCGTCAGACTCCAGTAATTCTGAATCGTCTGAAAGCAAGTCACTCGGCACATTCGTCATTCCCTTGCCAAAACTCAAAGTCTTTCTTTCCAAGTTTCTCTCCATAGCTCTATTGTTTATATTTTTGCAGCAGTATGCACACCGTCACCACCGCTTCTTGTTTTTTCTTTCTTCTTCCATTGAGGCTTCTCCATGTCGTTGGCACTCACCCAAAGACCGATTGCCGTACTCATCAGAACATCATCATGATTACCGTTGCCCACGATGTTGCCGAGACTTCCATCATCATGTCGCTCATAGATTCTCAGCTCATGATACATTTCCTTGTCTGGCTCATCCCAGAGCATATCATCCACAAACTGCTCCAGGTTGTCAATTATCCATCCCTTTGTCAGTTTGTTGGTTTGAAAACCGTACTTAGCAAGCACGTCATCGGTCACGTCTTCCGGGCTTGTGGTTCGCTGATAAAGATTATCGTAGTAGTCGGCAATCTCGTTCAGGATGCTTCCGAAGTGGTCACCTTCCGTATTGTTGTTCTTCTCTCTGTCAGCCGTATTGCTCTCAATCACCAGCAGGGCATCATCATAGTAATGGGCTAGGGCTGCAGCCATCCACGCCAGCTTGTCGTGTCTTACATGACCTCTGTATCTAGCTACTACCTTCGGTTTGCCCTTGACGGCCGGAATCATTCCGAATCGGTCTATCACCGTCATGACGGTATAGTCAGAAGTGGTACTCTTACCGCCAATATCCACGCTCACTAAATATCTGTTCTCCACCTGCAGGACGTTAGGAACTGCCCAAATCTTCAAATCTCCGTCACTATCTGTTCTGATGCTCACCTTCGACTTCTCAATAGTTGAGTCATTCTTGTTTCCGTCAACTATGATGTCTGCCGTATAGAGCGGTTCACGCTTGTACTTCTTCTGCAAATCATCAATACTGTACGGATTGAATACCAAGTTACCTGAGTTTCTGAAAGCATCCTCTTCGTCCACTGGCGCCTCTGTAGCACAGAAGGAATGGGTGGTAAACTTGTTGCGGAAGTTTCTGTACCATTCAATGGCTTGGAAGCAAGCACCCTTTTCCCACATTCGCCAGAAAAATTTTCCTGTTTCTCGGTAGCCCTTCGGGTTGCTACTCTTGTCTCTGTTCTCCAATAGCCATCTTGCAAAGGCTCGCTCATTCTTCACCTCTTCCATATCATGCTCAATAAAGAAGCAAGGAATGAACAGGAACGAATAGGCATCATTGTTCTTCGGGTCCATCGCCAACTGGCATTTCTCATAGAAGAAACCAGAGTTACCCTTGCCGGTACTCTCGAATACCTCCAAGTTATCCTCCTGATTTCTGATACCACCCGATATAGACGAAATCACACCCTCAGGATCATGCTCGGGAGTCTTCTTCCAGTAAGCAACCTCGGAATAGTGGGCGCAGTGGAAGTTGCTACCACGCACGGAATCGAAGTTCTCGAAAGAAGCCACGGTCAGCGTACTTCTTCGGATAGCCCTCATTCCGTCTGTAACTTGGAAATCATCTGGTGAGTTCTCGTAAGGAGAGAATTGAAGCTTCGCTCCAGGTCTGCCGATGGTCCATCCTGGCTGGTTCTCCAAAGCCTTTCGATACATCGCCTTGATTTTCTTTGCTGTGTTCTTCTGCTGGGCAAGTACGATAGCATTCCAACCGTCCTTTCTGAAATCCTGCAACCATTTGATGTAGAGCTGGGTGAGGGTAGAACCACCCCATTGTCGGGCTTTCAGGATAACTACACGGATAGCCCTGCCGCTGGTTCTCAAATCCTCAAATATCTTCAAGAGTTTTCGCTGAGGATAGTTCAGCTTGAAAGGAATCATATCGCCGCTTACCTTATCCTCAATCTTGTCTGTAGCATAAAGGGCAAACTCAGGGTCTTCCCTGAACCTAACCTTCATGATTTCGAAGGTCAGTACCATCTTGAGCTGTCTGGTGTAATAGCTTTTCTCTTCATACTGCTTACCCCATACCTTGATGATGTATTCCTTCATGCTGCCCAGCTGTTTCAGTCCCCTATATAATAAGGTACGCATACATTCTTTGGGGACCCACATCTTCGGAATCATGAAGTCGGGCAGTTCCAGCAGTTCACGATGCTCGAAATCATAGCACCCTTCGCCCGTCCAAGGGTCGTAGGTGCCATAAATCTCATCATACCGTCTTTTGTTCTCGGCAACGAGTTCGTCAATATCTACTTCTCTAACTAATGCCATCGCCCAACTCCTTTATTTCTTCAAAATCCGCATCCATTATCTGCGGAACTTGCGTAACGTCCAAGGCATTGTTGTCTGTCTTGGTCTGTGCCAGTGCTGCCAGCTGTTTGAAGTCTTCGTCCAGTCCATGCGTCACGCTTACCTCACTCTGCTTAGGTATCATGTGCTTGGTCAGGTCCTTGTAGATGGTGACGTATGTCTTAGGGTCATATTCTGCCAGCTGATCCATGCACTCTTCAAACTTCTCCTGATTCCTTGCCAAGAAATCTCTGATATATTCTTTCTGCGCACTCTTCCTTGCCGGAAGAATGGTCTTGGCTTTTTCCTTCTTCTCCTTCTGAAATTCCCTTACCGATTTAAACTCGTCATATTCTAAATCTTCCATAAGCCTTCCTTTCCTTTTTATCCAAATGGCTTCAATGTATGAATCATTCCACCCGGCTTGCTGGCATTGGCTGCGTCTAGAATCTCCAGCTCGTCGTCTTCCAGCTGTGTAGCCTTGTCAACGGTCAGCGGGTCTTTGCTTGTCAATGTCAGCAGGAAGTATTCATACAGTGCACCTGTTGATATATAATGATGTATTGCCTGCACCAGTTCGTCCAGTCTTGCATCGTCCCAGTAATCTGGCATTCTCAGCCACATTTCCTTCTCATCCCATTCCTTCAAGGCATTATCTCTTACCACGCCCTGCGGTTTCATGATGTAGGCAGAAAGTAGACCTTCTACCTTTTTCAGGTATTTGTCAAACCATCTATAGAAAAGTGGTCTTTCCTGCGTGTTCTCACTTGTCGGAACGGTATTCGATATGTTCGGGTCGCTCTCCTGTCTTACCCTGCCCATCATGTGGGTTGTTGCATCTATATCATACCAAAGTTGGTTGGAATAGATAAAGATGTGCTTGTCGAAATACACATGGGCAGGGCGTGGAGGTTTCGGAAGGAAAGGATTTGGCTCAGGATTCCATCCTTTCTCTCTGAGGAAATGCGTAGGGTGTAATGAACTGAACTCCATCTTATACCTCCTTTGCTATGGTTACTTCTATTTCCAGTCTCAGGTTGTCGCTGTGACGTGAGAATAATGTCACGTAAGCCACTCCTGTGTTCAGTGGTTTCAGCCAGAAGGTATGAGGCTCCTGCATTCTGTGAACTTCCAAAATACAAGGGTCGCTGCTTCTTGCCTCAATATCATCAATAGCCCCATCGTCAATAGAGTAGGATAGGGTTACCTCATCGTTCTCCACTGCTATTGTAACGCCGCCATCCGTGTCGCTTCCATCAACCTTGGCGGTAAGACTCTGCGTATAAGGAACGGTCGGAACGGTTGGGCGGCACAGTACGAAACAGCGTCTTATTTCTGTCTCGTCTATGGAAAGGGACGAAACGTAAGGTTCTGCCTGCTTCATGTTGCCTGTTTTCAGCCACCATTGGTAAAGCATGTAGTCTGTCACGTACTTGGCAGAAATTCGGGCAAGCGTGTCGGTCAGCGTGCCGTTGAATCGTCTTGACACCTGTAGGGTGAATGTCACGATATCATCCTTCCCCTCCTGATAGTATATCACGTTGTCGCCCACGGTCTGGGCAGTAGGAACCAGATAGTCTACAAAGAGGGTCTTAAGCTTTTCCAGGGCAGTATCAAAGTCGAGCGTCAGCATCCTTTCGTGCGTCTCATCGTCTCCTGCCGTCTCATGATAGCTTACCTTCTGCGTGGCTGCATCCCCTGCACTCTCGTCTATCTTTCCCTTCATGAAGGTTGTTGACTTGACTGTCTCAATCACCAGCGATTTTAGAATCTGAAATTTGATAATCATACCTTTGTTATTTTAATTCAACATCATTTTCGTTATCTCCTAATGTCATGCCGCCAACCATTTCCGAAATTCTCTTCCCCGAACTCGTCGGTTCGGTCTTGATGAAAACCAGCTTGATGGCGGCATTCAGATGATTGACCATGTCGCTTTCGTACTTCTTTGCCAGTTCCGGATAATTCATTCCCAGTACGGCGTTTGCCACGTAAGCCACAACATAGCCTATCAGATTCCCTTCGAATGGAACCGTTACGCTCGTCTCTGTTCCTGCCCAGCGGGAGTTGTTAATCTTGAACGTCAGGAAGTCGCCGCTATCATAATAGGTTACCAGCTGTGCCATTTCTCCCACAAAGGTTTCCACGGCGGCATTGATATATTGCTTCATCACGTCCTCTTCCGCACTTGATAGGGTGATTCCAGCAAAGGCAGTGTTCCCCTCCGGGTTCTTCTGCCTTTTGCCCATAATGGCAAGATGCTTCTTTACCGCATTCTTGACATGACTCCAGTCTATTGTTATCTGTAATTCCATACCTTATGCTGCTTGATTGTTATACAAATTCATAGCTTGGGCCACTGCGTTCTGGTCTGCGCCCTGTACGATTCCATCTACCACTTGACCGCCACCCTGCTGCTGTGCCATTGCCTGTTGTTGCTGATACATCTGTTCCAGTTGTGCCTGCTGTTCCTGCACGCTGGCAAGCAACTTGTCTGCATAAGGCTTGTTCACGTTTTGCAAGTACTGAATCAGGTTGATTGCACCCATCTGCAGCAACTCCTTCAAGTCGTCATTCTGCAAAGTGTTGAAGGCAGCAGATGCAGCTGCATTCTTGATGCTTATCTTGAAACGAATGTCTCTTGCTGATAGCCTGTCATAGCTGTATGTGTTCAGACCGTCCTTGTTGAAAATCTTTCTTCCGTCCTCGTAGAACTGTTGGATAACTGAGCACTTTTTCATTGCCAGCTTCTCCGTAAAAATCTCCATATCGGATAGGATGGTGTAGAGCGAAGTGGTTGCGTTCTGGCTCTCCTGAGCATATCTTGCAGCCGACGTACCAGCCGAAGGAGTCTTGCCCTGCAAGGCACCGCTCACGTTGGTTACCTCTCTGATAAGGTTCAACTCTATCTGCAAGAGTTCGTTTGTTCCGATGTTTACCGCATTCGAAGTGATAATCTCTGGCTTCGCGTTTGGCATCGTTTTCTTTGGCGTGTAGAATATCCATCCTTCGTATTCTATTGCCTCTTCCATGAACTGCTCCGGTGTTCTTCCACCCAGTACGGTTGTAGGAATCATCTTGAATCCCTTGAAGCTGCTTCTGATACTCATGTCGTTCATCACGATCAGGCGGTTGATGTAGCGCTGCTGGTCTATCACGTTGGTCATGAACGGATGAATCTCTCCGTTAATGAACGGATAAAGCTTCATGGTGTATGGGTGACTCTTGAAATCGTAAGGAGATTCGCCACGACAGAGGATCGTACCGTCAGGAGCCATGAAGGTGTAGTACCAGTATTTATCAGAAAGCTCTTCAGATGTGATGTAGGCTCGTTCTTCTTCTGGCACACCGTATTCATCATACTGCTTCTTGCGCTTCTCGTTTTCCTGAATCAGCTTGTTTATCATTGCCGTGTCTTCCAAATCCACACGGAACCAAGCGTTGTTCATATTCTTGGCAATAGGGTCGAAGCATTGTAGTCTAGGCTTGGTCTCCGTACTCCATACCTCAATCACTCTTACGTAGTGTCTGCCCTTGTTGGTGTAATCGAAGCTGAGATTGTCCAAAGCCTTTTCCTCGTTGAACTCGTAGCCATAACTGCTATCGTCTACATCATGAATGTCAAAAATCCTATTCAGATCATCAACTGTCAGTCCGTATTCCCTTCGGGCAAACTTCTGATACAGGTCTTCCTTGCTTACGTCATGCAGACAGCCTATCAGACAAACGTCATTGTGTCTTGGGTCGCTTCCGCACTCAAAGAACATGTGATCCGGTTCCATTGCGTCCGTCCAAGCGTCAGGCATTTCCAGTTCCCGGTCTTCCCAGCTTTCCCTCACAAACATCTGACCGCCCTGCAGGTAGTCCTTGATGAGGTGATTCAGCAAATCCTGCATACCGGTTGTCTGCCAGTTGCATTGCATCGTAGCACTCATCATGTCGCTCAGTTGTCGGGAGTCATTATCTCTTGCAAAGCAAACGGGTTCCGTTCCCTGCTTGGCGTAGAGACCGGCAATAGATTCCAAGATACTTATCATGATATTGTTGCTCATTGGTGTCTGATTCCGCTTCTGCATATAGGTCTTTTCTGACATTTCTTCCCAATAGCCACGATGATAAACTCTGATGGTGTCGCTCCATTGTTCACCGTTACAGTATCTCATGGTTCTTGCTCTCGTCTCCCTTACGCCACTCAGGTTATTCCAGTCGTTCTTACATCGGGTAAGAAGCTCCCAGTCCTTGCCGTGCTCCTGTCTCCGCTTTCGAGCCTTGACCGAATCATATTTGTTATGCCGAGGCATCACTCTACTAAGTGTTAATAACTTTGCCTTTGCCATATTTCTTTACACATTATTAATTATAGGCGCAAAAATAGGTAAAATCATAGCTTTCTTTGCGGTGTTCCAATCGACTGATATATACTGGTTTGGAACACCGCAAAACTTCTTTGTTTTCTTTGCATTTTTGCCGAAAAGTTTTCAAACAGTTATAACTATGACAAAAGAAGAATTAGAAAAAATGAACGCAGAGGATGCTACGCAGCAGGAAGCTCCAGCAGAGCAGGAGACTCCACCTGTTGACGAGCGACCTAATCGCACAGCCTTCTCCAAGCGTTTTTCAAAGCGCCATTCTGACATCGACTTCGAAGACAAGGAAGCTCGTTATGCTGCCATGAATGATGATGCTGACAGACTCGGCGAGTATGAAAAGAACGGTCAGGCATTGAGTAAGATGCTTGACAACAATAAGTGGCTTGGCGCCATGGTCCTTGATGCTACACGCAAGGGCATGCACCCCCTTGAGTGGATGGCTTCGCAGGGTATTGACATCAAGGCTGCTCTTGAAGATGAAGAGCTTTCCAAGAAGGTTGCCGATCAGATTGCCAAGTTCCAAGAGAAGGTAGCCGAGCAGGAGAAGCATAGCCAGCAGTTGGATGAAAATCTGAGAAAGTCTTATGAGGCTTTGCTGAAGTTAGGTCTTTCCGATGATGATGCAAACGACCTTTACGGTAAGGTTTGGGGCGTCATTCAGGATGCCGAGGAAGGCAATATCTCTTCCGAGACATGGAATCTCTTCAAGAATGCCTACAACTACGATTCTGATATTTCTTCAGCACGTGAGGAGGCTGCCATGCAAGCCCGAAATGAGAAGATTCAGAATAAGGTCCGCTCTTCTGCAACAGAGGGCATTCCTCCTTCGCTGTCTAGTTCGGGTGCAGGAAATGAGCCTGCCAAGAAAAAGGTAAAGAAGAGAGCTTCCAGCTTCTTTGATGATATTGGTTAAAATAAGATTATTAATCTATAAATATAAGTATAAAATGAAGAAAGTAATTAATTATTTTTCTGATCGTCAGTTCATCTTCAAGATGATTCTGATGCTTCTTGCTGTTGTTACAGGCGGTGGCGTAATGGCTGTTGGTGATGCTGTTGAGCCAGACTTGAACGAACCGGGTGCTAAGCCTGCAACAACTGAGGAAACTGCTGCCAACGAGCAGGTAGATAAGGATAAAAACGACATGCTTGCCCCTGGCGGTAAAACGGCTGGTCAGTCATTGACCGGTACGCAGGCTTCTGCTACGCAGATGGACCGAGGTGGTCTTGAAGAGGAAGACTGGGACACGGGTGAAACTAAGTTCCGTCCATATCATACGCCTCTCCTTTCTATTGTTAAGAAGTTTACCACAACTGTTCCTTGTACTGGCTACAAGAAGAAGCACGCACGTTATGGTGGTGAGACCTTGGACGGTGAGGTTACACAGCCTATTGCTGCTGGTGCTTCCATCAAGCTTACCAAGACCAACTTCTCAGGCTCTTTGAAGCCATTTTACGAGGGTTCTACTGCTATCGTTCCTACCGTAGCTGGTTATAAGCGTGGTTCTACTACAGTACGTGAGGGTCGTTTGGTTCTCTTTGTTACCAGCGCCAATAAGGCAGGTACTGAGGTAACCTTGCAGGCTATCAACGGTAAGGCTAACGAGGAGGGTGCAGATTGCGAGTTCTTGGAGAACATGACTTGCCCTGATATTCCAACTGGTACTGTCATCCTTGCTGCTTCTACAGCGCTCGCTGAGTCTCAGATGAAGGTTCCTGCTGAGAACTACCAGCCTCGTTCTGCTGATGTTTATCTCCAGAAGCGTGCATTCTCTATCGTCTTCACCGAGGACTTCGAGACCATGAAGAAGAAGATTCCTCATACCGTAAAGGATATGAAGGAAGACGCACTCAACAAGTACAAGATGCGTGCTGAGCGTTCTTATTGGATGGGCACTAAGGCTCGTATACACTCTACTACCAATGATGGTGCTGATGAGTACACCTACTTCGCAGAGGGTATCTTGAATCAGCTGACCAACCAGTACGGTATCGGTGAGGTTTATAAGTACGAGGATTTGACTGCTATCAGTATGTTGATGTTCACTGACTTCTCTGAGTCTGACCACATCTATATGTTCTGTGGCAAGAACGCAATCAAGCGCCTGATGAACATTGAGATTCCAAAGGGTCGCACCGAGGTTCTTTCTACCCATAAGGAAATCGACATTACCTTCTCTCGCTACGTTGACAACTACGGTACTATTGATTTCGTTTGGGATCAGACTCTTGACATGATGCACATGGAAGACTGCATGGTTGGTATGGACTTGAAGGGTGCTCGCCACTACGTGAAGGAGAAGGGCAAGGATAAGACCAACGACATGAGTAAGGATGGCTATGACCCACGTGAGGCTAAGCGTTACATGCACATCGAGGCTGATTGTATCGCTCTTCGTGGCTACAACTCTATTTTGGTCGGTCCAGAAGCTTTCATTACCAACCTTGGTGTTACTGGCATCGTGAACAGCATCATTTCCTTGAAGACTCTTCCTGATACTGCCGCTAAGGGAATGAAGGTAGCTTTGACTGAGGACTACACCAAGGAAGAGACTACCTACGAGAAGGGTAAGGTCTACGAGTACGATGGTACTAAGTGGAACTTGTATGCCGGCATGGACGTTGCTGCATAAGGCTTCTTTTTCATCTTTAATATATATATAATCACGCAGAGGGGCAGGAGTTGAAAGCCCTGTCCCTTTGTTATTAAAATAGAAAATAATGATTAAGACATATAGATATAACGAGCTGTGTAATAATGTAAGCCTTACGCTTTCCGGCGCTAGCGGTAATTCTATGCGCTACAACTTTACTCATGGCAATACTTACATGCGCAAATGCCCAGAGCTTACTCTTCGCAATAAGTATGCACAAGACCTTTTGGATAGCCATGAATTGGTAAGGAGCGGAAAGGTTACTTGCATTCGCACAACTCTTGAAGAGTCGGATATTGTGCAGGAAGAGCAGCCTGCAAATGAGTCTGCCAAGAAGGTAACTCAGCCTTCAATGAATGAAGAGGTAAGAGACATTCGCACAGCAGACGAGGTTATCAATTACGTAAATAATCGTTTTGACAAGGAATGTAAGACCCTTGCTACTGCCATGAAGCATGCTTCTAAGGCTGGTCTTATTTTCCCAGACTTTAACGAGTAACATATATATAATAAGGTGTAATGAGTGTAGAAGAAATCATAAAGGCAGTACGTTGGTGCATAGACGAGGAATCCAACAATACATCGGAAATCACCGATGAGAAGGACGATTTGTATATGGACAACATCATCAAGTCGAAGATTAACGATGCTTTGCATTGGCTTACCATCACGGCATCCTCTTCCGCTGTCTTGGCTGATTCCAAGAAGATTGGCGCTACCACTTCTACCTTGCAGGTTTCTACCTACAATGAGCAACTGGGCATTGGAGTAGTCTCAATGGATGCCGACACAGAGATTATCAATGTATCTCGCATTCGTGGTAAGGACTGGTTTAAGGCTGTTGTGCCGGTAGAAGATACTTCCGATGAAGCACTCATGATGTTCGATGATACCGCCAAGGGGACCAAAGACCGCCCTCAGGCTACTATCCTTCGGGAAAATCCTATTCGGATTCTCTTACAGCCAATGGCAGAAGAGGCAACCGTTTCCTTTGTTGGCGTTCCAAAGAACATCAATACTGAGTCTTCAACAGATATTGCCGTTCCGGATATGCTGAAAAATGCTTTCATCTACTACATCGCTTATCTGTTGCTCTCTGCTTACGATGATACAAAAGCTACTCAGATGTACGCTATCGCCTTACAGCAGCTGGGAGCACAAACTTCTAAAAGCTAGAATATATGAAGAAGATTCGATTACATAATGACATTCACGTTAGTTGGGGAATCACTACCAACGGCAAGCAGGAATCACTTGAAGCCAAGACCTTGCAAGTGCAGCTTGTCGTATATAATAAGGTGATAACCATTCCCGATTTCTCCATCAAGGGAAATGTTATTTCTTTCGAGTTTTCTGGTTCTCAGCAGAAGTATTGTGGAGTCTACACCTTGGTGTGCCGTGATACGACAAACGGTAATCTGAGCACCATTGACAAGACCGAAGCTTTCGAGCTGGTCCCTCATAGCGAGGAAGAGCAGGGTACAGACAATCCTAATGTTGCACTTGAAGTGGTAACTCTCAATACCGACCGTGATTCTTCCACCATCGGTAGGGCTGCTACCATTGAGATTGGCGAAGTGAAGACGCTGAGATCAGGCGCAGCTGCCTATGTTCGCAATTCGGGAACTACAAATGCTGCTGTTCTTGACTTCGGTATCCCTTCTGGCTCAAACGGTAACGATGGTATGAGCGGCTACGGAATCTCAGCCGAGCCAGCTTCCGTTACATTCAATACCGATTCCAAGGGAAATATCTCTTCCAGCCAAGACAAGCTGATTCGAATGAAAGCCTACTTGGGTGGTCAGGAGATTGATGATGTTACGATTGTCGGTCTCAGCACTACCAATTTCGCCAACACCGTATCAGCTGAATCTGATGGAAAATCATTCTATCTCAGGGGAAGCGACCTTCAAACGGTCCATACTACAGATTTGGATGGCAATTCCATCAAGGTTCCTGTCACGCAGGCACAGGTTGCTGTAGATTGCAAAATCGGTGGAAGTGATTTGGTATACTCTACGATTGTTCGTGTATTCGTGAATACGCAGACATTCTATACTACCTTGGTGAGCAATCAGAAGATGTTCAAGCAGACGTTCACGGAATTGAGCAATTCACTTGACGAGCAGGGTGTGAAGCTTGAAAAGTATTATTCCGAGTTTCAGCAGACAGCAAGAGGTTTGTCGGCAACAATATCATCAAACAAGCAGGACGCAGACGGTTCTATTGAGAATATCACCAATAAGCTTGAAGCCACTTCCAGCTCTCTTTCTTCTACCATTGAGGCAAACAAGAAAGATGCTGATGGAAACTTCGAAAAGTTAAAGACTGAGTTCAAGCAGACAACAGACGGAATCACTTCTACGGTAGAGAAGAATAAAACGGATACAGACGGAAATATCGAAAAGTTAAAGACAGAGTTTAAACAAACAACAGATGGCATCACCTCTATTGTAGAGCAAAACAAAACCGATGCTGACGGAAAACTCGAAAGCCTGAGTTCTAAAATTTTACAGAACGCTAAGAATATTGAGATTGCGAACAGTCGTTTCAATGCGGACGGAACATTGAAAAATAAGTCTGGTCTTATGACTACAGACGACAAAGCTACGCTTGCAACAAGGGAATATGTTGATGGAAAGGTGGTGAATGAAGCAACCATCACTACCATGATCAACAACGGAATCTCTTCCGCCACCATTAAGGCTGACCAAATCAGATTTACCGGAACTACTACCGTTTTCGAGTCAGGTGAGATTATTATCAGGTCCAACGGTCTGAATCTTGACCAATACGGAAACGCCACGTTCAATGGAGAAATCCACGCAACTAGCGGTTGGTTTGGTAGTACCAGTAATAACATTAAATTGGCGACAGAAGGAAATGGAACTGTAGGGTTGTCTTCTACCAATTCTTCAGGATGGGAAGACGCAAATAATATCCGCTTCACAAGTGCCGGTCAGTTGTATCTCAATTCTGAATCCGATGATGGAAAAACGGTAACGTCAATTACGAGTGGAGATATTAGGGTTGGAAGAGTCGATTCTTTTGGCAGCGATACACCAAAATTTCATGTCAATACCAGTGGAGATAAGTTACAGATAGCTGCTGTAAATCTGCCAACGTCTGCTTCTGAAGCTGGCTCAGGTTGTCTTTACAATGATAATGGAACAATTAAAATCAAGACACAATGAAGATAATTAGAAATAACCTTATCCCTCCAAAGGGATTCATTGCAATAAACCTCTTCGGAGTGTTATTTGTCAGAGGAAACAAACCCCTCTCGCAGCAAACGGTAGTTCATGAACAAATCCATACCAAGCAGATGCAGGAAATGTTATATGCCTTCTTCTACCTCTGGTATGTGTTGGAATGGCTCATTCGCCTCTTGGTTATCCGCAATCCTCACAAGGCGTATCGGGCAATCTCTTTCGAGCAGGAAGCACGTGTGTATCAGCAATACGCCGCCTATCCTTATAACAGACCTCATTACAGTTGGACGAAATATCTTAAAAAGCAATGGAATACGTAGTTTCGACATATAGCGAAGAGGAACGTGCGTGGATAACTCAGGAGATTCCCTTGCAGCGTGACATCTATTTGATGATTAAGCTCAAGCGCCCTGGCAAGCTCATCATCCGTCAGGATATTGGCGATGGCAAAAAGCCAAGAGCGCCCATCCGAGCGCACAAGAACATGGATAAGTTCTATCTCAGAATGAGAATTATCCCAGAGAATGTAAAAATTCAAATATTCACTTCATCAGAACCAAAAGAAATTAAATATGCCTACATTTAGACAAGATACAAAAATAGGTGGTATGGTGCCAATGATGAAAACAGATGATTATAATGACCAATCTGTCACGGAGGAGAAGTTAAAGGATGGTGCAATAACCACCAGGAAGATAGCTGACGGATCGGTCACCAAAGACAAGCTGGACTCATCTATCCGGCAAGAGATAAATGATTCTGTAACTGCATCCAATGAGGCAACTGAGAAAGCAAAAGAAGCTACCGCCAAAGCTGATCAAGCTACAGAGAATGCAAAGCAAGCTACCGTAGCGGCAACTGCAGCAAAGGAAGCAGCAGATACTGCTACTCAGGCAGCAACCACTGCAACAACAGCATCCGTTCAGGCAACAGAGCAAGCTAAAGCTGCCACAACCAAGGCAGAAGAAGCTACAGTAAAAGCCAATGAAGCCGCACAGAAGGCAGATGATTCTAGAGAGCAGACAGAGCAGACTCTTGGTACAATGCAGGAGGTAATAGATAAGGTAGCTATCAAGGACGAGGAAGGTAATGTTCAAGATACTCCATTCAGGACAATTAACAACCCAGAGTATCTGGCTGTTGAAACTGATGCAGACGATAATGTTCTTTCTGCTACTTATCCTGATGGTAGTCACTATGCGCATAACATGAAGTCTGAGACGATTGATGCTTTGGAAAATCAAAAGGTTGACAAAGAAGCAGGAAAGTCTTTGATTGATACAGATGTTGCTGATGCTCAAAACACAATCAACAACCCAGAGTATCTGGCTGTTGAAACTGATGCAGACGATAATGTTCTTTCTGCTACTTATCCTGATGGTAGTCACTATGCGCATAACATGAAGTCTGAGACGATTGATGCTTTGGAGAATAAGGTTTCAAAGATTAACGATGATACAAAATCATTAAATGATAATGTTCAGAATATTAGTCAGAAAATAGAAACTATTTCTCGTGAAGATGTATATAGTAGGAATGCTAATAATATACCTCTATTGCAAAGTGCTTGTAGATACAATAATGGAAAGAAAGATTTTCTTATGTGTATAATAGCTGATTCACATTCTGAAGAACAAGCCGTTCAAAATGCTGTAGCTTTAACAAATAAGATTGATGTTATTGATGCAATTATACATTGCGGAGATATTACAGCCACTCGGTTTGATAAAACGCAGATTCTCAATTTCTATAATGATTATAAGCATTGCGAAAAACCATGGCTGGTTGTTATAGGAAATCATGATGTTGGTAACACTATGTATCTTCAATATAGTGCCACTCATGAGGAGATATTTCAATATTATATTAAGCCTATGATAGATGGAGGTATTCTTAATAATGGTGAATACCAAGAAGGAAAGCCGTACTATTTCCATGATTTTACTGATAGAAAAATTAGAGTAATAGTTCTTTATGAATATGACAATCCACTGGATGTGGCAGATAATGAATATTGGGATAGCATTGATTACGATGGTTCTTTGCCTCAATTAGTGCCAGGCAAAACTTATAGTGTGGGAGATAAGGTTAATTCTGGCGGTTACAAAGATAATTCATTTATATGCAAAAAAGAGGTAGTAACAATCAACAACCAGTACGACAAAAATTATACTATCCCATACTACAAATCAGGTAGAGCTGCAAGAGTTATGAGAAAGGAACAAGCAGAGTGGTTAGTTAACACCCTGAAATCGACACCTGATGAATATGGTGTAATTATTGCAACGCACAATCCTGCAATGTTAAACAGCACCAACCAAATCAGTTCAAAATTTGCTGTAAATACTGCATATAAAGCTATTACCCAAGGGCAATATGGAATGGAGACAGATTTAATATCTGAAATTGTGAATGCCTTCGTTAAAAAGACACAACTATCTTTAAAGGTTATAATGAAAAGTACATATTGGAATAAGGCAGACGCAAGCTACATGAATATTCTTGGTGATACAGGAGAAAAATATGCTTACCAAATAGAAGCCGATTTTTCACATATTCAGAATTGTTATTTTGCGTGTTATGTAGGAGGACACTCTCATAAAGATTTAGTATTTAAGCACGACACGTATGAATCACAATATGGAATAAACCCTGTATGTGCTATAACAGATAGTGCAAATAGGGCACAAGCAGATATAGTAAATACAAATGTTGATTCATTGAACTATGACGCATTAACTTGTATTTCCGTATCAAAAGGAAGAATTTCATTGGCAAGACTTGGAAATCAACTGTCTGTCAATGGTAAATATAGAGATATTGAAATTATTAATATTTAAAATAGTTATATTATGAATAAATGTTTTAAAACAAAGCGTAATGGAGCGGTAAATAACACCTCTATCGGTAAGCTAGGAGAATTAAGATTGCCTTGTGTAGGTAAACTTAACTCCCCTGGAACTATTAATGGAGACGATAATAGCATTGTCTATCTCGGTAGAGAGAATTTTGTTGCCGAGATAATTAGCTCAGACAATGTTACATTTACAGATGGTACTACTACATTAGAAGGTTCTACAGAAAAGGTAGTGTCAAAAAATATTCTGAGTAACAAAAATTTCGTTCTAAGTTTGACTCCAAAGTACGGAATAAAAGTACTAAACTTTACTACGGACGCAAATATAGCAATAGAGCCAAACTTCGATTTTGATAAGTTGGGTATTCTTCCTAACTTACGACTTTTAAGAATAGAAGAGGGTTATAACGGAAATATTGATTATGTTTTGAAGAATACTAAGAGCCTTTCTTACTTGAATATTACTGGTGAGATTGAATTTTCTGTTTCTTCTATTTCGACTGTTTTAACAAGCTTAATAATGATAGGCGCTAGTAAGGTAAAAGGTACAATAGCAGAAGTTGCTAAAATTATCAATACAAAAGATTGGGCACAGGTCATAAACCAATCTTCAATAGAAGGTGATTTGGCAGACATACCTGCCAATGTTTTTTACATTAATTTACCATCTAAGGGTGTAACTTGGACAAAAGGGAAAAGAAATTCTGGAAGTATTCTAGCCATAAACACAACTAATAGTAAGCAACATTTTGTTTCACATGAAGATGTGGACAATATGTTTGTTGACCAATCAACTTGCACATTAGATACAAATCCTAGCAATAATACACATGGTGGTGCTAGTAAAAAAATTAAGATAGCTTGCCCAGCTAGTTACACTCCTTCTAGTGAAGCCCAAGCTGCTATCAGAACTCTTTACAGTAAAGGATTGACGAATATTATTGTTAATAAAAAAGAAATGGATGCATATAAGTAGAACTCTAAGTCGCTGAGTTTGTAAATAACAAAAAGCTATGTAGAATATAAAAATCTACCTAGCTTTTTCTGGTTAGTAAGCACCTTCATGAAACTCCCATCTATCAAGAAGGCTATTATATTTGTAATAACCTATTTTTGTGACATAAGAATTAAAAATCTCATATTGTTCTAATAGGTCATTCCATTTCTTATATCCAATAACATTACCATATTCGTCTTTTATATCCTCACGTTTCAACAAATCGTTATAGTTCTGCGTAGATTGGGTATTACCATACTTATCCTTGGTTTCTGTTCGATTAAGTAATTCGTTAAATTCCTCATACTTAACCATGTTGCCATATCTATCAAAATACTCCATTCTATCCAACAAAGTATTTTCCTTGGCATACCCAATTAGATTTCCATAATTGTCTAGAAACTCTGTACGTTGCAAAAGACTATTCCATTTCTGTGTATAAGATTGGGCACTACACACAATCACATACATCAAAAAAACTAATGATAAGAACAACTTTTTCATAAGCGATTGTTTTATTGTTTGTAATTGTTTGCAAAGGTATTAAAAATATCAATATGTTGAACCTCATGGCATCGATTTTTACGGAATATTAAACATTGAACCTTGAAACATCAAAGAATTTCTCGCACAAACTACCCATCATATAGCATGGCTCCTCGCTCAGCATATCTATCCCATCCTGCTCACAGATATGCGCTACAACATGTAGAAGCTCATGACCTATTGTATTAATGATGCTGCCATCAGATTCACACTCCCCAATGGCAAGCACACTCCTTCTTTCTGACAGGTTGGAATAGGTAAGCCCCCTATCTCCACTCGATAAAGACAGATGCTTATATGCTTCCGATAACGGATTTCCGTTGCAGCCAATATCCGAAAGAGCATGGCATATCTCATCGGCATCAGGCGGCTGATAACCTATGAAACATACTATGCTCCAATCGTACTTCGGGAGTTCTATCACTCTTCTAATCATAACACATCTTCCCATGGAATAGGTACACCATTGTGGCAACAGTCTGCATAAAATCTGTTAAAGATGAAACCATCCTTCTGGTCGGCATCATCCACCATATCCTTGATAAACTGGG